AGACACTGTGACCGGCGAGCCAGTAATCGTGTAGATCGGAGTTGTCGAGGCGTCGGAAAACCCCACGGAAGTTACAGTGCCAGAACCTCCGCCGCCTCCCGCTTGAAACGACGGCAGGACGTTCGCGCCGTTCGATGTGAGCACCTGCCCGCTGGTGCCGTTGCCGCCTGACCACGGGAACCCTGGCACGATCGGCCCCGCGCTCGCCAGCAGCGCCATGCACAACAGCGGCGGTATCAGCAGCAGCCGTCTCATACGCCTTCTCCGAAGGTCAGCGCCAGATTAACCGACGTGCCCGTCGAGATCGTGTTGCAGTACATGGACGCGTCCCCGCCGCCAGAGTTCTGGCCGAAGGGGCACGTCATAATGATCTGCGAGCCCGGCATGATCGGAACCTCGTACGTCGTCACCCCGGCCGTGGGGATCGCCGCTGTTCGACCACTGGCGGTGCTGAGCGACATCCACACGATAGCCCCACCGAGATTGGTAACGAGACACTGAGGCGGAGGGCGTGCGCGCCCCATGATCGCAGTCCCGGTGCCGGGCCAAGAAATCTGCAGGTTCGACGACGTACTGGCAGAGGAATTAGTTGCCACCATGATCGTCGCGGTCTGGGGATTAAATGCTGCAACGACTGACATAGGCTACACCTTCACTTCGCCTGGGTCTTGGCCCACGATGTTGCCTGCGCCGAATGCGCCTCCGATGTGCCCGCCGGCCACTGTGCCGCTGGTGTTACACGGACCCCAATCGGCGCCTGAGTCACTTCCACGACCCAATACGTTAGGCATCGTGTTGCGCTGGGTGAGGTGGTTGAACTTGTAGTTCATGAAGTTGCGCGCAACGTCTGGAGACGTCGGCGTCGCTCCCCGAAGCGTTGTGTTGCTTGAGAGTCTACGAACCGTTCTGTTGGGCATTGCGATCTCCGCGTAAAAGAATCGGCAAGAACACCAGGATAGCGAACGATGCGGCGATGGCGAGCGGGATCAGCTTGCCGTACCACATCGCCCACGCAAAGAGTCCCGCCGTGATGCCGAGTGCGAGTATGAGAATGATCTTCGCCGACACAAGTTGTAATGCCAGGCTGAGTATTGATGCTGCATCTGTTGCCATGAGTGGTGCCCTATTCCGGTTGAGTAAGCTCGGAGAACTTACCCCCTTTCCCCTCGTCTGTGAACTTGAGCTTCATCGAGTGACACTTAAGCAGGCGGTCGGTGATCGCCAGTTTGTCCTTGACACTCTCGGCTGACTGAAGCATTTCGTTCAGCAGCTTGATCGTCGCGTCGAGGTCGACGGTGTTCACTGGTTGCCTGACTCCGCACCAGTAGCCGCCCCGCCTGCTTCGAGACTCGGGCCACCAGCCATTGCGGCTCGCCTGATCGGCCCAGGTTTGTACGACGGTGGGCGCATCATGGCCTGTCCCATTTTCGATGATGCACCCGCTCGCGCGGCCTCCCGGCTCACCGCTCCCGCAACAATGCCCGCGCCTACCAGTTTCGATCCTGCCGCAGCGGTCGTTGCACCACCGACAAGCGCCATCCACTCGAATACGGTGATGGGACCGAAACGCCCCTTCGCGTCCATCTGCTGGAAACTCTTGGGGAAGGCACCAGCGGAGTCTGCGATCAGCTTCAGGTTGTCGGTAAAGGGGTCGACGCGCCCTGCTTTGGCTTCCCGCTGAGCAACCAGTGAGCGCGCGGAGATGCGGCCGGTGTCGAGGTTCGTCGCATCCTCGTAGGTGTGGATCTTCGCTAGTTGCCGGCGCGCCTGTTGGAATTTAGCTGCGAGCTCTGGCTTACCCACCGAAGTGGCGTGGCGGAACAGGCGGTCTTCCAGTGCTTCTGCTAGGTCACGATGTACGAATCCTAGTTTCCGATCGGTAGCGCTCTCCGAACGGAACAGATCAGAAGCCTTCTCACGCAGGTAACTCATCTGGTCAATGGCGGATGAGGCGTCCCACGCGGGCACGATGTACTTGCCGCGTAACTGCGTGATCTCGTCATCGAGCCTTGCGAGGTCGGTCTCAGAGAAATCCTGCGCTACTTGGGCAAACTGCTTACCTGAGTTGAAGACGTCAGACAGATACGGGGCATCGAGCGGCATGCGTCCGAGCTGGCGCCCTTCCTGGTACGGTTGGCTCGCGCGAAATTTAGCAGCGGCGTAACTGCCCCGATCAAGGGGGGCGGTCTCGGGGATCTGCATGTCGTCCTTGGCGAGTTCGACCACGCGCTGCTCGTTCGAGGCTGAGATCGTGCGCTCAACTTCCGCTTTGCCGCCGATGCCGGCGATGGTGCGTCCGATGGTCCCGCCAGTCTCAGACGGCGACACTTTGAACGCAGCGGTCCGTGCGGACTTAAACGCCTGGTCCTTCGTCTTGTTGAAGACAGCCTTTTTCGCCAATTCCCCCGCGCCCTTCATTGCAGCTTCCTTGACGAAAGAGGGTGCCTTGGCCCCCATGATCGTCATGAGCGTGTCGGGCATCAGTTCTGCAACGGTGGCTTCCAGCGGGCTTCCGGTTGCCTTGAAGGTTGACTCTCCCAAAGCGTGCGAGAGCTTGCCGGTCGTCGCCGCGCCCACCGCGCTCGCAGCCCCTGCTATTTTCTTCCCCGTCTCAGTCTCAGGTTGGTACGCCATTGACTGAAACTTGCGGATCATTGCCACCGGATCATCATGTGTGAGACCGAGAGCGTTTGTGCCGAGTGTCGCCGCCCCCATGAGGCCACCCGCGATGTTGGCGCCGGTGCCGGTGGCAGCAGAGCGCGCGAAGTCGCCAACGCCGGTGGCTACGTCTCCGGCTTTCTCAAGCATGCCTTTTTGCGGTGTGGTCGACTCCGCGTCTAGATCGCCTCCCTGACTCTTCTTGTACCGCTCCATGACCTGCTGCTTGGTGGTCCCGTCAGGAACCCCCTTGACAACAACGCCATCTGGCATCGTGACGTCCATTACTTCATGTCATCCCAATTGACTGACTTAGGCTGTTGCTGTTGCTGCCCACCCGGCCCAGGCATCGTGCCTTGCTGCGCCGAGTCTATCTGCTCATTGATCCCGGCTCTGCGCATGTCAAATTCAGCGTAAAGTCGCTTAACCACGCGATCCATCTGAGACACTGGCAAACTGCCGTTCACGACGGCCTGCAGATCCTTACGTGCTCCTTCTGTAAGTTGCCCAACCATGTTGGGATTATTCACAATACGTGCGGCTTCAGTCTGAAACGTGTTCATAACAGACTGAAGTTCTTGCGCATCCGCACTGCCACCGGCACGTTTCGCAAACCGAGACACCATTGAGCCAATTGGGATGTCAGGGTCATCTAATTTCTTAGCCAGTGCCATGATGCGGTCACCGTTAAAACGTGCAACTTTCTCGAAGCCCGCGATGTTATGAAGAGTTTTCACCTGCACGTCTAGGCTCTTGCGCTCAGACACCGCGCGCGCCCGCATTTCCACCAAGTCCTCGGGGGTACCTCCCCAACTCTTGAGCCACTGCGCAATCCCGGCGTTGATCTGCTTGCGGGTTTGCTGACCTGCGGCGCCCCAGGAAGCAAATTCGCTCATCTTGCTCGGATCTGCGGCAACCGTTTTTACCGCAAAGTCAAGCGTGTCGGGGTCCATAGCTTGGTTCTGTTGCTGGATCTTCGACCGCGCCTCCATGACCTTCGCGTGCGCTTCCTCGAGCTTCGCCTTCATCGTCCAAAGGCGCTCGGGGTCGTCAACGCCGAGCTTCTTGTCCCGCGCGTCGCCCGTGATCTTCATTGCCGCTTCCATCGCGCGCAGTTTCCCGTCGTTCGCGCCCGCGTACGCTTGCGAGAGTTCCTTGTAGACGCGGTACTGCTGGTCAGATTGCGCCTTCCACTTGTCGTACGACGCTTGGTAGTTCTTGTAGCTGTTATCGAGCGCTTCCTCGTCGCCTTTGATAAGGCCGTCAGACATACCGTTGAGTCCCTGGAGCATCGCAAGGCCGTTCATGCCAGACGCCTTACCTCCGATCGCCGTGAGCGCGAACAGCCACGGCGCGCCAGACATCACTTCTTTGATCTGATCGTGCGGCTGCTCCTGCTGGAACGGCTGCTGACTCGAAGCAAAGGCTTTGGCGAGGTCGATCTGCTGCTGAGCGGATGCCTGCGCCTCAGTCTGGATCTCCTGGGCTTCGCCAGCTTCCTTGTCCGCTGCCTGATGGACCTCCTGCTGATAGGTCGCGTACTGGTCCTGCAGGTTCTGGCTCGGCGATGCTGTGTCGGTGTCAGGCATAGTAGCTTCCACCTGCGAAGTTGGAATATGACGCCATGCCGCTCGATGCCTGACTCGAGAACGACGGCCCCGAATACACCGATTGCAGCGACGATGTGGCAGGTGCCGATGAGTCGTTTATGCCGTACGACGTAGCACCCCCCGAGTCTGGCATCGAGTTGAACAGCGCGGATTCCTGTCCCTGCTCGACCTGCTGGGCTGGAGTCAAAGCACCCCCAGCCGTAGCTCCTGCGTTCACATTCACCGGAGTACTGCCGATGTCGCTCAAGTTATAGCCTTGACCCGTATCGCCTGCGACCTGACTCGCGGCCCCTCCCGCCACGCCCGCAGCACCACCGCCTGCCACCGTGCTTGCGGCCTTCTGCAGCGCATATCCCTTTGTGAGATTCCCCATGTACTGCTGAAGCGCGTTCGCGATCTGCGCGTTCGACTGCAACGTGTCCTGAATCGCCTGCATGATCGGGCTCTGACCCGTCGCGCTCGCCTGAAACGCCTCATTGAACGTCTGATCGATGTTCGCCACCGCCGCCGCCTGACCTGCAGCGATCGTCGCTTGGCCCGCTTCCGTAGTCGTCGCCCACTGGTCGAACTCCTGGTTCCCAGTGGCTAGATAGCTGTTCAACATCGTCTGCTTGGTGATCAACGCCTGCTGGTCGATCTGGGCCGAATAGGTCGCCATCGTGGTCGAATCCACGTTCGGCCCTAGTGCTTGTGCGAGCTGGGCCTTGGATGCGGTGACACTCTGATCAAGCGCGGCTTGGTCTGCCGGCAGGAGATTCCCGCTCTGGAACTGCTTCATGTACTGCTGGGCGATTTGCCCCACCGGGGTTGCGGCATTGATGAGCGTCTGCCCCTGCTGCTGGGAGGTGGTGAGTTGCTGCTGCTGTAAGGGGGTGAGTTGGCCCGCCATGCCCTCACCCAAGAGCTGGTTCCCGGCGTTGACCAGGGGCTGGCCCATCGCATACGCCGGGGCTACCGTGGAAGCCGTCGAGGCGTTCGCCTGGTTCGCCCCATAGATCCCAAGGCCAGCGAGCGCGCCATACGTACCGAGCCCGGACATCGCACTGCCGGCCGTCGGGGAACCAAACAGCGTCCCGAGCTCGCTCTCAAGCCCCAAGTCCGTAGAAGGGCTCGTGGCAGGGGACGCCACCCCCGTAGGCGATGTCGACCCTCCAGTTCCGGTCATCTGGGGCATCCCCATCGTGCCGGTCATGCCAAGCGCCGATGTCGCGCCAACGACGCCTGATGTCGCCGGATCAATGCCTAGCGTCGGGTTAGTACTTGCAACCACATTGCCTCCGGTCGGTGACGATAGCGCGGAACTTGCCGCGCTGCCTAAAAATGACCCAGTAGGGCCTGAGAGGCCCTGAGGGACGCCCGCTTCCTGCAACCCTGCTGAGACTCCACCTGAGATAAGTCCCGCCTCGGCGCCCGTGGTGCCCCCTGTGGCAGCTCCGATGCCGGTGCGGATGCCAGTCGACACAACGCTTTGCGGGATGCCGGTCTGCGCGGAGATGTCCCCGGCCGCGCCGCCCGCGAGTGCCCCGCCGACGCCCCCGAGTACTGCTCCCTTGAGAACCGGCTCACCGGAGCCGGCCGCGGTGAGGCCGCCCGCCGCGGCACCCGTTACCGCTCCACCAGCGACAGCTCCAGCACCCAAGGCGGCGCCGACTTCAGGGGCCAACACTGGAGCTGCGAGCGCAAGCCCTGTACCGGCCACCAACGCCGTCATTTGCAGGTCAGAGGGGTCAGTCGAGTGCCCGAACATGGTGGGGTTTGGCACGTCGTAGGGGTTGAGACTGAACCCGCCTCCCTGCTCTGACTGCCAATTCTTCGCCGCCTCACCCGCGTTGTAGGGGTTCCACGCGCTGTCGGCGACGCCTTGCCCGGCTTGGGACAGGTTTGTGAGCTTGTTCTGGTAGGGGGCGAAGGCCGCGTAGTACTGCTGGAACTGTTCCTCGGTCCACGCCTTACCGCCCATGAGGGCTTCGAGGTTCTCGGGGTTGAGCATCGCTTCCAACTGGCCGGCATCGGATGCGGCCTGGAACGCGCCAGAGAAATTCCCCGTCGCGATCATCTGCTGCAACGAATCGTTAAGCCCCGAGGACTCCCAGGCGGTGGTGTTCTTGTACTCGCCAGCAATGTAGCCCCCGACCGAGGCTTCCGCGCTCGAGTAGTTACTCGCCATCCCCGAGGCGTTGACCGGCCCAGGCTCATCGCCCATACCCAGTGCCGCAGCTTTCCCCGGCACCACAGAGACGAGTTTGCCGTTGACAACGGTCTGAGCGGTCTGCCCCGGACCAGGGGTTTGCTGCGCGAAGGCGGAGGCGGTCATGGCAGGCCGAAGTACTGATCGAGGTTCGCGTGATCGAGCGCGTGAATGCGCAGCCAGTCGGTTTGCTGCGGTCGTGAGGCCCAGTCGACCGTGTTCAGTCCGATAACGCTGTTGCCGGGGATGAGCTGGTCGATTCTGCGATACGTGCGATGGCGGGTTGAGTGACGCAGGAACCAGTCCTTATCGACAGGGCCTTTAAGGTCGAGCGGCGGGAGTGTGACGCCTTTCTTCGATGTGATCAGGTCGTACGTGTGATGGCGTAAGTGATGCCAAAGCAGGAAGTGTTCCTCGCCTGCTGGATCGCCATACTCGAAGAAGTACTCCGAGTGCGGGGACTGGCCGGTGTTGGTAGTCACGGCTCAAAAGAGAGGTACGACCTGCATGTAACTGCCGGCTCCGACCGTCGTCCCTGTGCCGCTACTCGTGTGCTGAGCCCATCGCAAGGAGGCAAGCCCGCTCGTCAATGCCGTTGCAATCAGCGATGTACTGGCCCACATCCAGTCCGCCGCGCCACTGGTGAAACTCCACGCATAAGGGGAGTTCCAGACCTGAGTGCCGGTGAACCCCTGGAAGGTGCTATTGCCTATACCGAAGCTCAAAATCGGTGTTGACGTGTTCGTCCCACCAAACGTGAGTTGATACTCGAACCCGCCGGGGCTTGCTGCGGTGATAAAGACCACGAAGTTGATGAGATACGTCCCTGTCGAGGGCAATTGGAATTGTAGATAGGGGTCATCTATCAGCGTCGTAGTACTCGTACGCGTAGTCGGATTCGTTGCGTAACTGATGTAGCTCGGTTGAGTCGTTGGGTTCTGGCAGTACCAAGTACTGCTGCTATAGATGAACCGATACGTCTGGCCTACTACCACCGCCCCCGGTGGCAACGCAAAGCCATTCCTCCCCACAACTGGAAACGCACCAGTCCCATTGGCGTTCAACGTGACAGCACTCGACGTGTTGGTGTTGGCCACCGTCACATCGAATGTCAGGCCGACGCCAAGGGCCAGCGTGAGACCAGATGGCGGACTTACCACAATGGCGTTGGCTGCCCCCGTGTCGGTGAGCACGTTGCCGTATGTGCCGATGTCGTTGATCGCGCCCCATACGCCGGTAAAATTGGCGTCGAGGTTCGTCAGGTTCCACGGCGGGCCAAGCCCTGCGAACGTGCTCTGAGTCGGAAGCGGTTTGCTCATAGCCAGCGGTCCCTAAGTTTGTAGTCCAATGCCAAAAAGTGCAGCTCGTAAGAGTACCCGGTCGATTGCAGTGTAAGCCCGACGTGATGCCCGAAACCACCTTGCGCGTCCGCCGGGGAGATGTACGTAGCAGGCGCTGCCCATCCGCCGATCTGAGAAGCCGCATTGACCCACTGCCCCTGCACGGCCGCTGCGTTGATCCAATTGCCCTGCGCGATGTTCTCGCTCAACGTCAATGGCGTGCTGCCGTTCTCAGTGTCTAAGGTGAGCGTGAAGGCAGACCCGAATAGGTAGTAGAACGCCTCAAACCCTGCGATGATGCATTCCTTGCGCGCGATCTCATCCTCCATCGGCCACAGTTTCGTCTGTACCGTCACCATCGGGGCGGTCGTTGGGTCCTCGAACAGTTGGTACAACTGGTTGCCGATAAAGCCGAACAGGCTCGGGGTATTGCTCACCATGCCCGTCACGATGAACGTCAGCGCACCGTAGTTAGCAAACCACCAGATGTCGGTTGTCTCGGTAGCACCAGTTTCAGGCGAGGTGTCGGACGTCTGGAACCACAGCGCGACAATCGTTTTCGCGGGCACCTTATCAGCGGGCGACGCCAAGAGTTTCAACAGAAACGCCGAGCACAGAATGTTCTCAACTACCACCGCGCCACCAGAGATCTGCTGCGTGAAGTCGATGTACTGCCACGTCCCGTCGATGTCTCCCGATACCTTCGGCGCCGACACGCCATAAAGCGAGTGCGTGCCATAACGCGAGGCAAACATGATCATCCGGTCGTACGGGAACACCGATGCCGGCTGATCCGTGCCGATCAGCGCCTGGATGTTCTGGTTCGAGAACTGAGGGATGGGAGGCGACGCCCCCGTGGGTATATACACGTCCGAAATCGCGTTGACGGACGTCTCCCCGAATAGGTATAGGTACCCATTCGCCGCCATCAACCTCGAAACCGATCCCCGGATCGATGGATCAATAAGGACGACAATTTGCGCACCGTTCGCGGCGGTCCAAGCCGCCGCGGTGTAGATTTCCCCGCCGCCGAGTCCTGAGACGTAGAGGAGCCGGCCGCTGATGATCCAGATGTAGCTCGAATAAACCGCGATATCTGTCCCGGTAGTTGGTACGCCGGTGCCGGTGATGAGCGCGAACGTGGTGCCGTCATAGTAGTAATACCCCGTGGAGTCGATGAACAGGATGGCAGAATTTTCCCACTGAGCGCAGCGGGAACCGGAACCAGAGAGAAGCGTGCCAGTGTTGACCTCAGCGGACGTCTGAGTCGCAATGTTGTAGAAGAACACCTTGCCCGTGGTCGCGAAGTTAACCAGGTAGTCCGTCAGGTTGAGATTCACGCTCTGCGAGTAGTAGATGATATCGGTCGCGCCGTAATTGACTAACGAGGCCGAGATGTTGTTGACGACGTGCACGTTCTCATCCCCGATCGGGATGGCGTTCTCGATGTCGTAGAAGTAACCTTCCGGTATCGCAGTCCTCGTCGCTTTCGTGTACACGCCCGAGAACTGATTGAACATCTTCGTGCGAAGCGGAGCCGGCTCGTCCTTCGCAGCCGAATTGCCTTGTGGGATGTCGGCCATTTAAGGCAGCTTCGAGTACGGGTTCTTGATGATCCGACTCATCCACGCAAGTGCGCATCGCTTCAGGATCTCCATGTAGAGATCGTAGAAGTACTTTGCCTCCCCCTGTGCCTGGGGTTTCAGCTTTGCCTTGTAGGCGGCGTAGTACTGCACCGGCTCCTGGAACGGCACCGGGATCGGCTCGACGTCGGTCGGTAGCATGAGTGGCGGCGGGATGACCGCCACGTCCCAGTCGCAGGGATAGTTCTGATTCGGTACCGGAGCGACGTAGATGCCCGTGGCGCCAACACGCGAGAACACCACCGGCCAGTCCTGAAAATTCACCCACCCGCGGGCGAAGGCGTCGAGCTGCGTGTAGGGCAGGTACTGGAGCTTCAGGCGCTCGTTGTTCACGATGACCGAAATGCCCATCGTGTCGACGAGATTCGAGCCAATGGCCGGCGGCAGGAATGTCTGCGGGGTGTAGAACTCGACCCCTTGGCTAAACATCATCGTGGGGTAGGTGGCGTTCGTCACCACCTGGCGCAGACATTTCGTGTCCTGACAGACACGGTTCCTCGCCTCGTTGATGTAGCCGGTTACCTCGGTCGAGGTCCAGAGCAACCCGTTCGGGTCGTGCAGGAGGTTCTGCTGTACCTGCTGGAGATAGACTTGGAGCTGCCCCACATCTCTCAGCCCTTACCGGCTAGCTTTGGGTTCGTGCGTTGGTCAGTGGGGCCGGCCGTTGCCGGCGCGGCCCCTCTTCCCAACGGCGGTGACGAGGGCACCCGCGACGCCGATTCGTGTTCCGGGGGAAGTGCCAACTGCGTCATCCCCGTGTTCTCTTCAGCTTGGCGTAAGCGTAGCACGGTCGGGAAGGGCGGAATCTCATCGAAGCGCACCTGGCGCAACTTTGCGAGCGCTGCTCTCTTGTCCCCGCTCGTGTTCAGCCAGTTGAGCCGCATCAGTGCCGCGCTTTTGTCCTGCACGCGCGGATCGGTAGACTCTTCCGGCAACCCGAAGCCGAAGATGTGGACGGCGACGGCCTTGTGGACGTCCACCGGATGCCCTGACGGGAAGGAGTAGTCCACTCCATCGTAGCGGCCCACGATCTCTTCGCCCGTCTCCTGAGTGACGCGCACAAAGTCATCGAGGTTCAAAAGCATGTTGCCAGCCATGTGCCCTTACTCCGAAACTCAATTGACCACGTTCAGCGTGGACGTGGCAGTCGTGCCGTTGGCGAACAGCGCCACGCTCGGGGCGGCCATGAAGATGTCCCCGTCACTAGATGCCGCCATCACCGTATTCCACGTCGGTGCCGTGGCCGGGGTGCCGGTCGAGGGCGTCGTGATCGGGTCCAAGAGCAGCGCAAGTGACTTGACGTCCGCGACCACGTTGCAGTTCGCACCGAGCGTGGCGAGCACGACCGCACCTTCGAGCTGCGGCCCCGGATAGTTGGTCGTGACGGCGGATACCGTCTGCGACAACTGGAAGCCTTGCGCCCAGGACGAACCGCTGCTCGCCTGGAAGCTCGGGTAGAACACCGGGATCACGGTCATTGACGTCACGGTGCCTGCCGAGATGGTGCTCCAGATCGTGAACGTGGTGGTCGAGGGAATCGTCAGGATGCGGAACACGTTGTTGATCAGAACCCCGGTGCCGGTGAGCGCAGACGTCGAGCCGCCAAAGGTCACGAAGTAGTTGGGTGGCACGCCCGCTGCCGGGTTGAACGTGAGCCCGTGCGCCGCATTGGTCGTGATCGTGCAGACGCCGCCCTGGCTTAAGGTCGCCGAGTTGGCGTTGGCGAACGTCGCACCCGCGCCCGCCGGGATGACGAACTGCGTAATGGTTTGCAGAGCCTGGAGGTCGAGGCCAGCGTAGGGAAGTCGGAGAAGTGACATGCGTTAGTGTCCTCTGAAAGCAGGAAGCTGTGCCCAGGAGTTTCCGGTCCTGATGCGATGAGCTTGCGTGATTGAAATGCCGTATCTCTTTGCCACCGTCGGCAGGCTCAGGCCGCAATAACGAATGAAGAATGCGACCTCTTCTGTGATCTTGCACTTGTAGTGAGCTTCACCAAGCTGGCGCTTCTCAGGGTGCGTGTGCTTTCCGTTGCGATTGCCTGCCGCCATTCGCCCACGCAGTACCGCATCGTCCATGTTTTCTTGGTACGTCCCAACACGCAAGTGCGCCGGGTTCACGCAACAGCGAACATCGCAGGAATGCAGCACGATCTTGTCTTCGGGAATCGGCCCCTTGAAAAGCTCGTAGGAAACGCGGTGCGCAGTGCGCGTTTTCTCGCGCACCCCGGTTTTCCTCCAGTGTGTCCCGCCGAATAGCCCGTATCCGCCAATACCAAGCGCTCCCGTCCAAATCCAACAGCCGGATTCCGTCACCACTTCAACGTGACGCAAAAACCGCTCCTTGACGTCTAACCTCATGTTTTTGTTGACTATATAGTGGTATAAGTGAAAAGGGTGCCGCTCGTGCCCACCGTGCCCACCCGGCCCGTGGTTCGCGGCTTCGCGCACACGAGCTCGAGCAGCGTCACGACGCCGCCAATGTAACCGATCTGGTATACCGGCAGCAGCGACTCAAAGCCCGTGAACGAGAAGTTCGCCATGCTGTGGAAGTACAGCGCCGTGTAGGACGAGTGCCAGATGTACATGACCCCTTCCGGGCAGTAGGGATCTGCGTACACCGGCACACCGCCGACATCGAGCGCGCGGAACAGAGAGCGCGGCCGATCCGCGTCCGTGTCGAACCCCATGCCGGGATTCATCATGTACGACTCCAGGCCCGAGTAGTCCGCGACGAGCTTCAGCCACGTCCCTAGCCCCAGCACCGCCATCGTGGGCATCTCGGAGCCGTACTTGTTCACCCCGACCAGGTAGTTGAGCACCGTGAGTCGCGTCGGCGCCGCGGCACCGGCCGAGTACACCTTCGCCTGCCAGAACGTAGAGGCCGAGCGGTTGATATTGCCGTAGCTCGCCGCGTTCGTGCCGTCATCAAACGCCCCGTTGACCCCGATCAGCTCTTGCGCGTTCGTGACGTTTGTGAACAGCGCGTTCGAGAGCACGTCGACCGTCGAATTGGTGGCGTCGTTGAACACCGCCTCAATCCTCGGGATGATCGCGTGATCCGCCTGGATCGCACCCTCAAACCCGTAGAACGGGATCGGCGTCACAACCCCCTTCAAGTTGAACTCGGCCGGCTGAATGCCCTGAATGTTCGTCGGCTGGCTGAAGCTGCCGTCAAACCCCACCCACTGCGGAGTCGTCAGCGCCTGACCCTGAACCGGCACGGTTATAGAACTGATGCCGCCGGATGCCACCTTGGCGTGCTGCATGAGAGCGGCGATGGTAGGGCTGGAATTATATAGCTGTACGTACATCGTTGGGACGAACGCACGGCGCGTGATTGCCGAGTATTCAGTGAACGATGCACCAGTCGGTTGAATACCTGAGCTGAACGGCATGGACGGACACTCCTCACATCAGCCGTAAAGCCGGCTCGTGCTGGTGCCCTTTTGAATTTTAGAACGGAAAGCTAGGCGCGCTTACGCTGCGCCATCAGCTCATTCAATACCTTGTACCCTTCTTTCTCGCGCCACGCTATGGGGTCGTTCCACATTTCCTTGATGTCGGGTCGGACCATCGGCTGCACGAGTTCGGTAGTGGGTTCGGCGAGTTGCGCGCGAGACTGGATCAGCTCCATGACGATCCCGTAGCCATCATCGGTCGGCGGGATGCCGTGCTTTTCCATCAGCTCATTCACCATCTTGACGTCAAGGCCGGCATCTCGAATACGCTGGTGCTGCTTGGCGAGGGAGTCGCGCGCGTCGCGCTCGAGGAGCTTATTCTCAAGATCCTTGACCTTCTGCGTCGCCTCGTCGCGGATCTTGCGCGCTTCGTCTTTAGCCGCGATATCGGGGAACTGCAGCGTGTTGTCGGCTTTCTGGAGGATCTTCGCCGTCTGCTCGCGCGTCTCGGGATCTGTCAGGAGCTTGCGCGCGAGCTTGCCAAGATTGAGCTCTGCGCGCTGCTCGGGGGTGAGGTTTTCGAGCGACTCGGCCATCACTTCACCGGAACGGTTCTCTCAGTTTCGCCCGGCTTTTTCACGGTGGCGGTCGAGGAGAAGAAGCCGCGGGCGGAGCCCGACTCGAGGCCACCGAACTCGGCGTACCGGCGCGGGTTCATGATGTTGCCCTTGGCGCGCTCGTTGGTGAGGGGGTCGCGGATCGAGAGGCCGTCGGCCGGCATGAAGAGACGTCGCTGTGAAGGCATGGAAAGCTCCTACTGTTGAGGCGGCGGACCAGCTCCGGGTGGCGCGCCTCCCTGCGGTGGAGGCGGCGGTGCGCCAGGCCCTGAAGCCCCCGGTCCCGCGAGCGAGGCCAGCATACGCTTAAGTTCTCCGGGGGAAAACTCTTCTGACACGTCTTCGTGATCGCCAAAGCGCCTGGTGAGTGAAGCGCGGGCCTTGAGCACTGCCTCGCCGTCTTCGTTATTGCCGAACTTTGAGCGCGCGCGATCGAGAAGTTTGACCGCGTGGAAGACGTCGAGCTTTGCCGCTTCGATCTCGCCCTGGGGTTCCTGGGGAGTCATCATCCCGGCCGCGGCAGGCGCGTTACCAACCGGCTGAGCGGTGGGAGTTTCAGGAGCGCCGGGGACCGGATCAGGCATGTTGGGAGGGACTGTGCCCTCATAGGTTATTGAAAGTCAAGGGGAGGGGCGGGCGGTCGGGGATGACAACCCGCCCCACCTCGCTCTAGCGGTGCTTACGACCGCGGCGACCACGCTTGGCCATAACGCTCTCCTACTCTGCCGTGCCCCTATACGCCGTCGCGCCGACTCATCGTCAGTGCGGTATGGCGCCCACAGAGAGCGCCTAAGAAACCTTCGCCGAACCATTGCCATGCCCCGCGTGCTTGGCGAGCTCCAGTTCCTGCTGCGCCTTCGCGGCGGCGGCCTCGGCTGGTTCGATCACTTCAACCAGCCTCTTCTTTAGCAAGTCGCGCATGGGGATGTCAAGGAGATCGAGCGCCTCTTCGCGGTCGATGACCTTGCGATCAAGGAGTGCGAACACACGAGCCTCGAGGCTCTCGGTGAAGATCGGCGAGTTGGAGTGCCCGTCGACCTTCGCCTCAAAGTCTGCTGGAAATTGTGCAGGCATGAACTGCATGCCGCCCTTTTTGTCCTCGCGCAGCTCGCTCTTGTCGTACTTGCGCAGGAGCTTCACGATCAGTGTTGCGACCTCATCGAGTGAGTCCTCAACCACGAGCGCTCGATCCTTCGCGCGCGTGCTGCCGAGTTGCGAGAGGAGCTGGGCGTGACCTTCAGAGCGTACCCCAGGCGCGCCGCGGCCTTGGTTCACCGACGGCAGGCCCGACATCTCGTTGAACATGTCGTCGATCGCCGCGATGTCCTTCCAGATGTCGGGCGGGACTTGCGGCTGCTCGACCTTGATGGTGGAAGAGGCGCCATCGAGCGCCAGGATGCCGGAAGGCGTGTCGAGCGCAAGTTGCATCTCATCCGGTATGCCGCTCAACACGCCCGTGGCGCTGGCTGGCGGGTGGGCCTGTAGGCGTAGCAGGTGGCGGATGTCCTCGATGCGCTCGTTGCGCATGTCCTGCAGCGGGATCAGC